CCACGAACTACGTCTTCGGAACCTAGAGACGTGGAAGTCTCGCTCAATGATTTACTGGGGAATTGCAATAGCAGTGACCGTCTTCTTGGCGACCACAGTTATCCCCGACCTGATCCCCTTGGCTTTCAAGGCGGCACAGCTTCCTACCAGCCCCAACGGGCTAACACTACAGACCCCCAAATAAGGATAAGCTATGTCACACACTAAGACCTGCAAGCAATGCGGGACCGAGTTCACAACGAACAAGAAAAATAAATCAGTCTGCTCGGTGGTATGTCAGAAAGACAACCAACGGAGAATGAACCGTGAGTACGCTCAGCGAAACGCTGCGGCTCACGCACAACGATCACAAGAGTGGCGAAACAACCTTACGGAAGAACAACGGGCCGACGTAAACGACCAAAGAAACGCACGTAGGGCACCCGCAAACGCAAATACTAAGGAAGAAGCAAAAAGACTAAGGAACGTCCTCGACGCCTTGGAGCTGACCCCTGCAAACCTTCCCCGTATCGCAAGTATGATCGACTACATCGAAGCGGATGAGCGTCTAGCTTTCATCCTCGATTGGTACTGGCTCTCAGACGCAAAGGAATACCTTGATGAGCACAATTAAGAACTCGCTGGACCTGATCCAGCAACTCACCGTTGACCACCTGATTGAGCGCTTTCGGTCCGGTGACATATCACCCCAAGAACTCAACATCGCTCGTACCCTGCTCAAGGACAACCATATTATCGTGGCACCTGAGAAAGCCGACACCATGGGCACCTTGAGTACCCTCTTGCCTGACTTTGGAGCAGACGACGAAGCCGATGACCAAACAACCTTCAACTAATAACCTCGAAAAGATCAAGGGAGACTTCAGGCTTTTCACGTACGTCCTGTGGAAACACCTGAACCTCCCTGATCCTACTCCCGTCCAATACGACATCGCTCAGTTCCTGCAAGATGGCCCTAAGCGTTCCATGATCTCCGCATTCCGTGGCGTCGGAAAATCATGGCTTACCTCTGCGTACGTCGTATGGATCCTCTTGAATGACCCCGACAAGAAAATCATGGTAGTCTCTGCGTCTAAGGACAGAGCGGACGCCTTCTCGGTTTTCTGTAAGCGGATCATCGCTGAGCTAGACATTTGTCAACATCTGATGCCCGGTCCAGATCAACGCTCATCTAACCTCTCATTCGACGTTGGCCCCGCTAGGGCTGACCACTCCCCCTCAGTTAAATCTACGGGTATCTCAGGGCAGCTCACGGGTTCTCGTGCAGACATCCTGATTGCCGATGACGTAGAGGTCGCTAACAACAGTGACACTCAGGGTGCCCGTGACAAGCTCTCAGAGAGCGTCAGGGAGTTCGACGCTATCCTCAAGCCTCTGGATACCTCTCGTATCATCTACTTGGGTACCCCACAGAACGAAGATAGCCTCTACAACAAGCTACCTGAGCGTGGATATGAGATCCGTGTGTGGCCTGCGGAGATGCCTGAGGAAGCAAACATCCCCAAGTACCGGGATACGTTGTCTCCATTCATCTCTAAGCTCGGCCTGAAGGAAGGCGAACCTACAGATCCCCAGCGGTTTGACGCAGAGGACCTGATGGAACGTAAGGCGTCCTACGGTAGAGCCGGTTACCAGCTACAGTTCATGCTTAACACTGCCCTATCTGATGAGGAGAAGTATCCTCTGAAGATGCGGGACCTCATGATCACTGATTTGGACCCTGAACAGGCCCCAATGACTTGGAACTGGCAACCCCACCCCAAGAACCGCCTAGATCTCCCTAACTTAGCTATGTCTGGCGACTATATGCACGGTCCGGCAGGGTTTAACGAGGTCCATGCCCCATATCAGGGTATAATCATGGCGGTTGACCCCTCTGGTAGGGGTGCCGATGAGACAGGCTACGCAATTACAGCCCATCTTAACGGCTATACGTACGTGTTACGCTGTGGTGGCTTTGCCGGGGGCTACGACGAACAGACTGTACTCAACCCTCTGGCTATTCTGGCAAAGCAATACAAGGTAAACAAGATTGTCGTGGAGAGTAACTTCGGTGACGGTCTGTTTACCAAGGTGTTCCAAGAGGTAGTCCACCGGATATACGGCTGTGGTATCGAAGAGGTACGTCATCACACTCAGAAGGAGATGCGTATCGCTGACACTCTCGAACCTGTCATGAATAAACACCGTATGGTATTTGACACCAAGGTAATCGAAGAGGACTACAGGACAATCCAGAAGTATGACCAAGAGAAACGCCTAAGCAAGTCCCTGATCTACCAGATGTCCCGTCTCACCCGTGAGAGAGGTTGTCTAAGACATGACGATAGACTTGATGCACTGGCCATGGCTGTAGCCTTCTGGGCTGAAGCTAACGCTCAGAATGAACAGAAGGGTGTAGACCGGATGGTCAAGAAGAGACGTGAAGAGATGGCTAGAGACTACTTCAAGAGTATGAAGATGAATAGCTTTTCCAGCATCTCCCACCTAGAGAAGCCCCGATGGGGAGGGTAGCGTACACTCCCAAGTGATCAGTATGATCACCCCGGTATCACTGTCTGTAATTAATACGTAGACTATATGGAAATACCCCCGGTTGTACCTATAGTTATACCTTAAGATACACGATAGGAGAACTACGGGGGTACGTTAGGAGGAAGACGATGTAGATAATAACCCTACACTGTCCTTACGTCACATGATTGATGTTACCTCCAATTATATACAACAGGGTTCTCCTTCCCTGTCTGTACTGATCCCTCCTTTGACCCATTGTGGTGATGGCGAGGAGGGGTCTCACACCACAAAGGAGACACCACAACAGACAAGAAGGAACACACCCATGGACACACGATCCTGCGCACACCATACGTGCGGCCAAGAGTTTACCACTAACTACCCGACAAAGAAGTATTGCAGCCAAAGTTGCAAGGTAGCAGCCTATAGCGCTCGATATAGAGAAGCGAACCCAGACAAGGTAGCAGCCTATAAAAAACGCTGGGATCAAGCTAACCCAGACAAGGTAGCAGCCCGTAAAAAACGCTGGAAGCAAGCTAACCATGAAAAAGTACAAGAGTATCACAAGGACCGCTACCACAACCGCGCAGTACCCCTCGGGCAGCGCCTACAGGAGCGCCTTGACGGCCTCTTCCGGGCTCAAGCGGCTGTTGACCCCTCACGTCTCCCTCAGTTAGCCTCACGGGTCCTCTCGTGGCGTCCTAAGGGGTACATAGAGGTAGTAAAGTACGCCCTGCACCCACACGGTCCCCTTGAGAGAGACTGGTTGTACTACGCTGAGATGTCCCCTGAGGAGGCCGTGGTGGTCTACGCTCGGGAGGACTGAGTAAACACCGTGAGAGATACCTCTAATTGTAGGGGGTCTCTCAAATGGGGCAAATTTCTGAGGACCCTATAATTATACGTAGAATGCGAGTTCCCCCCCGTGGGGTACCCTCAAGGTAGAACCCTCGACGCTCGATGTATCTCAATCGGATACCTCGGGGCGGTCGTCGAACATTCTATTCGACAGTGCCTCATGAAAACCTAGCGTTCTCAGTACGTTAGCTCACGTTGCCGCTTAATCAACATTCGACTACCCTAGTATATCGAGGGATCTTTGCGTGCACCGCAAGGAGATCTTTGCGTGACCCGCATGAATGCACAAGTGTGCATGATTGTGTGGTCCTTTACTGTTTTTGTGCATTATGCTCACACTCATGGTACACTTGTACCATCCCTCACGGTACCACCCACGGCATCCCTCACGTTATACATAGGGGCACGCACAGCCCCAAGCGATGAACCATCGCCCCTTTTATTTTTTTTCATGTGACCCCCTTGCGTTATCCTGAGGGATGTATATATTCCCCTTATCGACAACGACACGAACTCGCAAGGACTGACACCATGACCAACGCTCAGCAAACCATCGACGCCCGTCTCTCTGCCGCTTGTGATGCAGCACATGAAGCACTCGTAAAGAGCTTCTCAGCGGCGAACATGGACGCACTGGAACGTGCTCATAAGAAGTACAGCGATTTCCTACGTGAGGTCTACCCGGGTTAAAATAATTCATTTAGGGGGTTGCATTCCTGTACCGCATCCCCCATCTTCCCTTTATCGACAACGACACCAACCAAGGACTGACACCATGACCTACTCTAAAGAAGCTCTCTCCCTCCTCAAGGTACTCCTCAAGAACCGCAAGGCGGAAGGCTTATGGGATGAGGGCGATCGCTGGGGTTCCGCTACCTCCCTCGCATTCGACCTCGCAGAATACTTATGTTTCAAGCATGGTGAAATGGTGGATGCGTATTCTCCCGGCTGTGCTCTTGAGGCGGAAGATATGCCCTCACTTGAGGAAGAGTTTTGGGGGTACCCCGTTGATATGCTGTTAGAGGTGTCTAATGGCCCTCTCCCTGCATTGCGTGGCAGGCTCGAAGCTATGGGCGAGGCGTACTGAAAAATAATTCAAAAAACCTCTTGACCGTTATCTCATCCTTCCCTATATTCACATCAACACCAAGGGAGACACAAGGCGGACGGCCTTTTGTTTCTCTCTCCAGAAGCAACCTCGCCGCTTCGCTTTCTGCCTCCCTTGGTTCCTGTACCGCAACAAACACACACTAGGAATTAACACCATGACAACCACGCTTCGCACTCTCACCCGTGACCTCATCGCCGCCCTCGACGCTGACAAAGACACAATCCAGAATGCTGATTGCCCCGCTGGCCCCATGCTGCATGAGTACGTTGATAGCACCATCCCGGTCTATAATTGGGAACTCGCTGAGTGCCTCGCTGACAACCCTTCACTGGCATACCCCGACGATGAGTGTCTCTTACCTGAGAAGGCTAACGTATGGCAAATCCTGATGGTCTCTATCTCAGAGCAGCTTAGCCACGTCGCCTACGAGTGGCTCGAAGAAAACTTTGATGAAGGCTTCGACAACGCCTAACCTTCCCTACATGGGGGCGGTTCCTGTACCGCTCCACCTTCTCCCCTACCTACACACGCACACTAGGAATTAACACCATGTCCAACCCTACCTTCACCGCTTCCGACGTTTTCTCTATGATCAACCTCCCGTTTGCTGGCAATGGTTACAATAAGAACGCTGTTGTTGAATACCTCACTGAGTACTTTGGTGACCACGAATACAGCTCTGTTGATGATATGGTTCGGGATCTTCAGATGGCTCACTACGCAGCCGGTTCGCTTGGTATGTGCTACACGCACGAACTCGATGACTTCCTCAAGGCTAACCTCAACGCCATCGAAGAAGTGCTTGCTGGTTATATCGACGTAACAGGCGAAAAGCTCCAAGTAGAAGCCTTCAGCGATATGGTGGTTCTAGCCCTAGACTTTGCATGTGGTGAGATTGCAAGCGCCATAGAGTACGCTGATATCAAAGTAATCGTTCACGCTGTTGATTACCTTGACCCTAACCCCGAGGTGATCCTCTGCGAGAACATTGAACTTGACGGAACGCTCGCTGAGATCATTCAAGCCCGTCTCGATAGCGAAGTAGCGCATAGCACTAGCACGGTATCCGAAGAAGAATATGCCGAGCTTGAGGAACAAATCGCTGATCTTATTTACGTTGTAGACTAACCTTCCCTACCTTGGGGCGGTTCCTGTACCGCTCCACCTCCTCCTCACACCTACACACACACCAACAAAGAAAGATGATAGTAATGATCACCGCAAAGACATACCGCACTGCTGACCACTTCGCCCTCGATCTCGTGGCTCATGGCGTATCCCTCACGAAAACCGCACGGGCATCCAAGCGTGT